CTCCCCGGACGTTGTCATCATTGAGAAGAAGGCCAGCGGACAATCCCTGATTCAGGACCTGAGAAGAGCTGGGCTTCCCATCCGGGAATACACCCCTGATCGTGACAAGGTCTCCCGTGTCAATGCCATTTCCCCCCTGATCGAGAGCGGACGTATCTGGCTACCGAAAGAAAAGCCATGGAGCGAGAGCCTCCTCCTTGAATCCACATCATTCCCCAATGCCCCCCATGATGATCAGGTTGATGCCATGGTGATGGCCGTACACTACATGCGTGAATCATGGAGACTTGAACATCCTTATGATTCATCCTATAATCAAGAAAATGGCTCAGAAAATTATTATCAAAAGCCAAAAAAGACCTACTGGAATTCAGTAGCAGCCTAATTGGAAAACAGAATGGCACTCCCAGAGTCTAATCTTATTGAATTTGTTCTTCAGGACAGCATGGATATTTTTGAGCCTATCCCTGAAATTGGTTTCTATGACAATCTCTCCGAGGGTTTTCTTTCAGAAGAAGAAGTAGAACGTATCGGAAGCATGGTCATGGACTCCTATGAGGCAGACAAGGAATCCAGATCCGAGTGGGAGAGCATGTTCGAGAAGGGCTTTGAACTTCTTGGTCTCAAGCTTAACACCACATCCGAGCCATTTCAGGGTGCCTGCACCGCTGTACATCCCCTTCTTATCGAGAGTGCCGTCAAGTTTCAGTCAAAGGCCTCAGAAGAGCTATTCCCCCCACAAGGCCCAGTCAAGGCCCAGATTATCGGAGTACCCTCCGCCGAAAAGGAAGAGCAGTCATATCGAGTCCAGACATTCATGAACTACCAGCTGACGGAAGTCATGCCGGAATATTTTGATGAGTTCGAAAGAATGCTCTTCCACCTCCCATTGGTAGGCTCAGCATTCAAGAAAATCTACTATGATCCTGCCTCAGATCGTCCAGTTTCCGAGTTTGTCCCGGTTGATCAATTCTATGTCTCCTATAATGCCACGGATCTTCGTCGGGCTGATCGATACACCCATATCATCTACATGACACCCCATGAGCTTCAGAAGCAGATGATGTCCGGCATGTACCGGGATGTTGACCTTTCAGACCCCGGTGAGTTTCAGCCTTCCTCAATGAGTCAGACGATCAACTCCATCATGGGCATCGAGTTCAATGCCGAGTATGACAAGCAGTACACCCTTCTGGAACAGCATCTTTACCTTGAACTGGACGGGGATGATTTCCCATCACCCTATATTGTCACCATTGAGAAGGACAGCGGCAAAGTCCTGAGCATCAGACGTAACTGGAACGAAGGTGATCCCACCCGTGAAAAGAAGATGTTCTTCACGCACTACAAGTACGTCCCCGGCTTCGGGTTTTATGGCCTTGGTCTGATCCATTTCCTTGGCAACCTGACGATGTCTGCCACGCTTGCCATGCGTTCCCTTCTGGATGCCGGACAGTTCGCCAATCTCCCCGGCGGTTTCAAGGCCCGTGGCATCCGTATTGTCGGCGGGGATGATCCTATCGCCCCCGGTGAGTTCAAGGAGGTCGAGGCCACCGGCATGGACCTGAACAAGGCCATTGTCCCCCTCCCATACAAGGAACCCTCCCAGACTCTTTATCAGCTTCTTGGTTTTATCACGCAGGCCGGGCAGAAATTTGCCGATTCCACGGACGCTGTCGTGGCAGACTCCACGAACTATGGTCCAGTCGGGACCACTCTGGCCCTTATCGAGGCATCTGCCAAGCTTTTCTCAGCCATTCACAAGAGACTTCACAAGTCACAGAAGGATGAACTCCGCATTCTTGCCCGGCTTAACTATGAATTCCTCCCTGATGAGCGCATGGTTCTTCCAATTCCGGGAATGGATCTTCCGATTTTCCGGAGTGATTTTGATGGTCGTGTCGATATCATCCCTGTTTCTGACCCGAATATCCCATCACAGGCCCATCGTCTGGCACAGGCACAGATGCTTCTCCAGATTTCAGCCCAGACACCTCCGGGTACCTATAACATGCGTGAGGTACACCGTTCCCTTCTGAGTGCTGCCGGAATCACCGATCCAAATCGGTTCCTTTCCCCGGAAAAGCAGCCCCAGCCACAGGATCCTGTCTCTGATGTCATCGCTGCATCCAAGGGTATGCCCATCGCTGCATTCCCCGGACAGGATCATCAGGCATATATCACGGTATTTTCTTCATTCCTTCAGGATCCCACCCTTGGTCAGAACAAGGCCCTTCAGAGTATTGGCCCTCTACTACAGGCGGCTATCCGTGATCATATGATGATGCAGTATCAGGAGACCATGGGTGGCTTTCTCCAAGGCGCTACTCCGGATGTCATGCCTGAGATCATGGCCGAGGCTGCCCAGCAGATTCTCAATGCAAACCAGCAGCTTGGTCAGTATCAATCCCTTGAACAGCAGCAGCTTATGCTGGAAGCCAAGGGCCTTGAACTCCGGGAAAAGGGCATGGCCCAGAGCAACGCCAAGGATATTGCAGAGCTATCCCTCAGAAAGCAGGAGCTTGACATCAGAAAGCGTGGACAGGATATTGAAGCGGCCCGTGATATCGGGGCGAACACCATCAAAAGCAAGGAGGCTGATAACAAGAAGGACATCATGCTCCAGAAATTCCTCCTTGATGGTCTGGAAAAGATGCGAGACATTAACCCATCACAAGAGACCAAAGGATTTGCCGACGGCGGAGCCGCAGAAATCAAAGGGTATGAACCCGGAGGCATGGTAACCTTTGACGATGTCATTGCCTTGATCAATAGCTACTGGTCTAATCCTACGACTGATGAACCTTCTATGGCACTGTTCGAGGCTGTGCAGAGTCTACCAGAAGTAAAGCCCATGGCACCTACGACTGATGAACCTTCTATGGCACTGTTCGAGGCTGTGCAGAGTCTACCAGAAGTAAAGCCCATGGCACCTACGTCAGAAGAAGTTGCACCTACACCCACGACGTTAACAAAAACATTAAGTGAGACTGGATCTCCTCGGTATGCTCCTGATAGAGGCGACACTCGGCCCGGAATATTGGCAATAAATATGTTCACAGCAGAAGTAGGTGGACGAGAAGGTTTCAAGCCTCATTTCGATAAAAAAGGAATATTCACTCTAGGTTATGGTGTTGTTCCTGATAAGGGCAGTGTTAAGATTGTCAAGGATGCCGACGGCAACATTGATTGGACTTTATCTGATATCTCCGGTGCCACTAAAAATGGACTAGCGTTAGCAGACTTCGGTGGTGATCAGAGGGCTTTTGCAGCGGCTGTTGCCCGTCAGTTTTATGATGAAGGCTCTACGATTTTTAATAACAAACATGGTGATAATAAATTTGAATCATATAGTCCAGAGGCTCGTTCAGCGATGCTGGATCTTATGTACAATGGTGGAACGGGCACAATGAGATGGAACGACGTAAAAACATTTTTGGATGCGTCAGAAAAAGTCGGGACTGAAGACTATGGTCCGGAAGTACAAGAGGATCTCATCAATTTGACCCAGACAGAAAATTTCCTCATGACATTAGCAGACGGTACGAAAACATTCCCACGAGGTCTACTAAAGAGACGACTTCTCGCATATAACATGGTTGCACCGGAACAAGACCAAGCAGACAGGATCGAAACCTTAGGAAGAATGGAAGATGGGAACCGAACAGGAACAATTTATAACATCTACAGGGCAGACGGCACACTTTTGAAAACATGGTACTCAAATGATAAAACTGAAACGTTATCCGCAGACCTACGATCAAATGGCACCCCTTACGGCGACGTAACAGTAGAGTAACATAGATGCCTTGGCGTAATGTAGGAAATGTGGTACAAAAGAAAGTAGGCGGTAAATGGAAGAAGCACGCCAAGGCTTCCTCCATTGAGAATGCCAAGAAAATGGTCCGAAGACTTTATCAAGTCGAGGGACAGAGCAAAGGAACCAAGTAGATGGAAGGCAAGATCCCCAGTGGCCCCGGCGCTGTAAAGAAGTCAACCGATTGGTCAAAGACTTCTTCAGCCGATTGGAACAGCAGAAAGCGTCTATCAATGCTCCGTGGTGACCCCAAGAGCGATTATAATGATAACGTCAAGCCCACCATGGCCAACAGAGCTTCATATACCGCCAAGTAATTTCTGAATGTTTGAAGACCTCAAACTGGAGATTCGACAGGAACTAGACAATGTCCGGTCGAGTCTCTCACAGGGTGTTTGTGAAACCTATGCAGAGTATCAGCGCATGTGTGGAATAATCCACGGTTTT